CTGGCCTTGGTTGCGAGTCCATCAGCGGTGCTGTTTACGGCGTTCTCAAGCGTCGTGGTGCGTGCAGCGACGCTAGTCAAGGTCGTGCCCTGCTGGGTCACGCTGGATGTAAGAGAATCGACAGCGGCAGAGGTTGCAGCAGCTTGCGTTGCGGTGGCCTGAACCGATGCCGAATAAGCCGTGAGGGTTGAACCCTCTTGCAGTTGTACGTTGTCTAACTCCACCCACATGTCAGCAGTAGCGCCGGATCGATTGATGCAGCGAGCCGGGAAAACTTGCGCACGTACAGCACCTGCCGGCGCTGTAGCCGTAAAGCTTAACCGGGTAAAAGTGGTTCCTACTGCGGTCTCTGCCAACTGCGATGTTGAAATTACAGTGCCGGCATCATTGATCCATTGCACATACATCGCAAATCTTGCAGACGCGCTGGACAGGCGAGCATAAACGCTCATCGTATAGCTCTGCCCCGCAGTGACTTTTGGGCGATCTCCGTCAGCGATCTGGAACGTAAGCCCCATGTAACCACCGTTCGCAAGTGTAGCCACAGCGCAGCGCACCGCCTTGGCGCTCAATGCTAACGGCGAGTCGACCTGCGTGACTACGTTTGTTCCTGCGGTGCTTGCATCGGAGCGCCACCAAGCTGGACGGGTGCCGTCTGCCGTCAGCTGATCAAACGAACTGTTCGGCAAGAGGTTGTCGCCACCCATGCTGCCGACACTGTTATTCAATTGGGTGAGCTGACCGCTAACGCTCGTCAAACCGGTTTCAGTCTGGGTTACGCGCGCGGTCAGCGCTGTGGTTGCCGCCGCCTGAGTACTGATATCAGCTGCCGATACCTGTCCGTTATCTTTCCATCCGGTAGCAACGGCAGAAATTTCAGCCTGAGCCCTATCCACTTCAACAAAACCTGCCGTCTGCGCACCGGCGCGCACTCGGAAATAGAGCTGTGCTTTTGTCGTTGCGGCTGGAAGCGCAGTCGAGGTCAGCGTCACTCTCTGCCACGAGCCAGTAAGAACCACTAGGTTTCCGGTAACGGTCGCGATGCCTGTATTCCCGGAGTTCCGGGCCTGAATCAGCAGAACCACGGCGAGCCCGGCAGTCCCTCTCACGTAAGCCGAATAGGTCATCACCTGACCTTCAGATACTGAGACCGCTTTTGTGGCGATCGGCGTTAAGTCGGTGTAGAGCGTGGCAGGACTGTTCGACAAGCCAGATATGACGATTCGCTGGGCGAGACCAGCCGGGTCAAGCGCCGAAGCGACCAAGCTAGGCGTAGCGGTAACCCCTGCAGTGGAACTGATCAGCCAGCCATCCGCGGTGGTGGCTGGCGAGGTGACCCGATCAAAAGACGGGTTGAAGATCAGGTTCTCGCCGCCCACGCTCGACAGATTCGCGGTGATGTTGGTGATCGCATTCCCGGCCGCCGTCAGGTCAGTCCCCTGCTGGGTAACCGTGTTGCTCAAGGCCTGGACAGTTGCTGCCTCGGCCTTGGTTGCCACCTGCGCCAGAGCGCTTGCAGCCGCCGCAGCAGCATCCGTCGCGGCCTTGTCTGTAACCGCCGCCCACGCGCTCCCCGTCCAGCGTTTTGGGGTGTTCGCGTTGCCGGTGATGTCGATCCAGAGGTTCTGGGCCAACTGATCGGCAGCCGCCGGCGCCGCCGACTGAACGATGACCTTGCCCTTCCCACCTGCCAGCGTGTTCGCCGCGTTCGCTGCGTTCTGTGCTGCCGTAACGTTCTGGTTTGTGGTCGTCAGGCTGCTGTTCAGACCGGTGATCGCCGTGCCTTGGCTGCTGAGGGTGCCCTCCGCGGTCGTGACGCGGGTCGTCAGGCTCTGGACAGCAGTGGACGACGCTTTGCCATCCAGCGAGGTTTGCAGGCCGGTGATCTGGTTCGCCTGCGCGGTGTTCACGCCCTCGATGCTGGTAATCTTGGTTTCAGCGGTGGTGACCCGCGCGGCCAGGCCGTTCGCTGTCTGCACCGCCTGACCCACGTTGAGCCAGTAGGTAGTGTTCGGCGGTGGCGTGTTTTTCGGTACGTTCTGGGTTGCCTGATAGATGATCCCGTCAGCGCCGAGCACGCCCTGCCCAGCCGTGTAAGCCTCGTCTGACTTGTACGGCATCGAGTCGGCCAGATCCGCAATCTGATCGATCTGTGCCTGAAGCTCGTTCTGCACTTCGGTCACGGTGTTGCTGACGTCGGTGATCTGGTCGCCCAGGTCGGTTCTTACCTGGTCAAGGCGTTCATTAACCGAACCCGGGCCGTCACCGCCGATCTTGCCGATCTCCGACAGCAACTCCTGACCCAGTTGGCTTTCGGTGATCTCGCCGACCAGATAGTCGAGGATGTCATCAGCATCGGATCTCGCCTGACCGTTTACGAAGCCGGGAGCGGTCGGGAACCATGGGCCGACGTTGCCGGTGCGGTCGACGAGGCGCGCCCAGAAGAAGAACGACTGACCCGCGCGGAGGCCCTGCATGGTGTAGTCGGATTGTGGGTAGGCCAAATCTGCCAGTTTCGTGGCCGTGGCCAGATCAGGCGCCTGGCTGTACCACAGCTCTGTCCGCTGGGTGTCTTCCGCATCTGGCGGAAAGGTCCATTTCAGACCGATACCGAAAATCAGGCTCTCGGTAGTCAGCGACGTGATTGCCGGCGGCAAACCTTCTTTGCCGTTCAGCAGAGTTGGTTCGGAATACGCCCACAAGGACGAGTTGCCATTTACGCCAACAGCCGAAACCCGAGCCGTATAGGTGCCGGTGTAGATGCCCGACACCTCGATCGATGACGTGTAAGTGATACCGGCATAGACCCAGTCGCCCGAATCCTTCTTCCACCAGACCTGATAGCTCTGTGCGCTGCGTGCAGGCTCCCAAGTAATGCGCATGGTTGCGATCGTCAGGCCCTGCTTCACGGCCTCATAGGTCGATAGCTGGATATTGGTAGGCATTGCCTGCACCGCGCCCGGAAGCGTGGTGGTTGGAGGCGTGACGATCTGCGCACCACTGTCGATGGCGGCAAACTTGCTGGCGTTATGCTGGACCGCGACCACGTCGTATTGAAGCTTGTCGTCCCCGAAGTTCTCGGTAATGGTCAGGATGCGGTAGGTTTCAGGCACGACCTCTGCGGTCTCGATCGCGTAGACCGATTCGGTTACTGGAGCCGCGCTGAAGTTCTCGGTGACGGTGATCACGCGGCCGGCAACGGTTTTGATGATGCGAGTCTGTGCGGTGCCGTTCGGCTGGATGACGACCAGCGTATCGCCGGCGGCGACAGTCAGGTCGTCGTCAACAGTGACGCTGTTCGTAGTGGAAGCCTTGACCCGGCCGCCGATTGGCTTGCCCGCGTAGTGCTGGTCTGCAACACGGATAATCTGACCTGGTCGCGCGAGCACGCCATCCAGCCCGACGCTGAATTGAATGGTGCCGGTTTCCAACTGGTTGGTCAGCAGCGTGTAATGGCCGAGGCGCTGCGCCTGACCTTGCGACACGCAGCCAAACGCCGTGATTTCAGTCTCGCGAATTCCGTAGCGAGCGATGGCCTTCGTGTTCGGCACATACTCGACTTTCTGTGCGCCGAAGTCGTCGCGATCAGTCCAGCTGACTTTCGCAACGCTGAAACGAGTGGATCCGGACGAGCCAGGGCGGCTGAAATAGCCTTCGATGACGTTGGCATTGGTGTAGGTGTACACCGGGTCGTTTGGCATATCTGCGGACGCGACTACTTCGCTCCCGGCGTAATAGGCCATGCCGCGAAAGATGCTGGCCAGATCTTGCAGGACCTGGAGCGCATCGGCGCGCGACTGCAGGTACAGGTTGCAGGTGAACCGAGGCTCCTGCCCGCCTTTGCCATCCGAGACCATCGCATCGCAATACTGCGCGATCTGGTAAAGCTCCCACTTGTCGACGTTGTCGCTGCTGATGAAGCGGCCCAGACCGTAACGATCATTGATGATGATGTCGCGGTAAATCCACGCAGGGTTGTCGGTCCAAGACAGCTTGAACGTGCCGTCCCAAGTGCCCGAATAGGTGCGCGACTCTGGGGTGTAGTTACTCGGCACCTGGATGATGCGGCCCTTGATGCGGAAAGCGCGCTCAGGAATGTTCGAAAACTGGCTCGCATCGATCTTGATCCCAACCAAAGCGGTGTAGGGATATTGCAGCTTGGCGTCGATGACTTCGGTGTAGCTGACTACCGTCGTGGTGTCGCCGATCTTGGCATCGGTGTAGTCAGGCGTGGTGCGGCGGACGCGAATAGACCAACCTTCTTCTGCCGCTGGAAGATCGATGCGGTGCGAGCGCTGATAACCGGTGGTGGTCTTGCCGTTAAACGCAGTGGTGATGATCGGCACGTAGTCGGAGCCGTCCGTAGAAAGCTCGACGACGTAGTTCACGGTGAAGCCATCGGTGTCGCCGTCGCTGTTCTGTTGATACAGGGCGGAGGCCCCAAGGCGCAGACGAACGCCAGACAACTGCAGGTTGCTCAGGCTCTGGGTCCATGGCTGGGAGGCCTTCAGCTCGACGCCGACCGCGTGCTCGGTCTCTACAGACGGAAAGCCGGTGATGTAATCCTGATCGTGCTCGCCGAACCGCTGCTCCCAGGTAACGCCGGTGAAATTCATGGACCCATCGGTGCCTTGAATCGGTGTCTCGTCCAGATAAATGGACCGAGCGCCGTTGACCAGGCCGACGATTGGCCCCTCGCTGATGGCGTCCAGAATGTTCGCGTAACTGGTGTTGATCAGGCTGTCCGGGCTTTCTACGGGCGAGTGGCTGCTTTCGCTGCCTTTGGAGCCGCGAACGATGGTGTCGGTCATTGGGAAGCCCTTACTGTTCGTCTTCGGCGACGATGCCCAGTGAAATCATGGCGGAACCCACGGTCATCTCGCCGTAGCACAGCGGTACCGGGTTGCCTTGGGTGACGGTGTTTTTGATGCCTGAGAAGTTGTAGCTGGGACGATTATCAGCCGCCTCGGTGCTATCAATTCCGGTTTGCGTGCCGGTAATCATTTGGGCTACGCCACCCAAGGCCAATGATATCCCCACGGCCCCTACTGCTCCCCAGGCAGCACTACCCGCAAATAATCCGCTTCCGGCCGCGCCTCCACCAGCTAGTCCTCCGGAGAAGTAGCTCGCAACAGCAATCAGCACAACCCCGATGACGGTTTGCAGCCCCCCGCCGTTTTTGCTGCCTTGCACTACCGGTGCGATCCGGATTTCATTGTGACTTGGCGGATCTCCTAGCTGCTCCTCGCTTAAATTGCGTTTGCCGTAGAACACGGCGAATGCTAAGCCCCTGGCTTTTGATTCAACCAGAAATTGGTTGAAGCCCTTGAAGAGAACGCCGAGCGCCCGAACGGCCTCAGCTGCAGATTTAACGGCCAAAAAGTGCTCTTTCCCAAATTTTTTGCCCAGTTCGCCATGAAGTCGGATGGTGCGGATTCGTTCGGACATATTTTCTCCAGGCGTAAAAAAACCCGCCTCGGCGGGTTTGCGTTAGTAAGCTGTTGGGGTTAAGTAAAATCCTCCCCCATCTAGCGAAATTCGGCGTCGGATGGTCTCACCGCCCTTCACGTCTATCTCTGACTCGTGCATGGTCCCAGAGAACATCGTGCTCGGTTTGATACCGAGGATATGCCTACCTGGCGCTAGTCCAAATGTCGCAACCTCTGCGGAAGCAAACTCGGCAGCCAAGGCGCCATCGATGTACAAGCTGTAATTCACCCCTGATCCAAAGGCTCCGCTGTCGCGCGTGACGATCAGCTTGGATTCTCTCTGCTGCGTGAAACCATGTAGCCTCTTTGCCGGTACTGGGTCTGCAGCTTCCGGAGATATCGGCGATGTTGAGCACCCGGCCAGCAGGGCGACTGCAAGTGCCCCAATCAGAATTCGCATGATGATCCCTCATTGAGAAAGGGCCGAGGGTAGCATCTGCATCGACGAGTCTGGAACAACGCGTGGTTTGCTGTAAGCTCCAGAGCTTTTGACTGATCCGGGGATTTCTCATGGAAGAGTGGGCAGCTAACCCTCAGTGGTGGCTCAGTAACGCAGTTTCCACCATCATGGGTATTTTGCTGGCCGCCGCCCTTCCATCACTTTATCGAAGGGCAACAATAGGCTTCCGGGCGCTGATGGGGCGGACGAAGGGACGCATTCAAACAGCGTACAAGTCCTTGAAGCTAAAACGCCTCAAAAGGGTGAAGGCTCTTAGATTTGACAGCGTCGCCATACACAGACGGATCGCCTTCAGCTACGCGATGCTGATCCTCTTCATGGTAGTGGGCATCGCGACCATAGTATTGCTTTTGATATTGCCACCAGGGATGGGGTCGACGCGCGTGGCCTTTGTAGTCGGTATGTTCGCTGCGATCCCTGCATTGGGATTCGAGATTGCATGGCTGCGAGCCTCCTCACAGGTAGACGATTTGCTTAAATTCCGCGCGAGGATAAAACCGACGCGTCGCAGTCTTCGTTAGGGTCGACCATTTGCCGTCATGCTCGGATACAAAAAGCCCAGCGCGGGGCTGGGCTCATCATCAGACACAGGTACCACCTTTGTGGTGTGACCCACTTCCCCCAGTTGGGTGCGTGCCTTTAGGACAGGCCAACGCAGATACTGAAACTACCGATAACAATACCACCAATCCAGCGATTGCGAGCTTCTTCATAACGCCTCCATGCACTGCGGAATGCAGTACAGGGCTATCGGCGTGCGAGGCACTAGCTTGAATTTTCAGGCCGATACCGGCGTTGGCCAGCATAAACTCTCACTTATGAAATATGGTCCAGAGCACACCTATGGTGATTAAAGCCATCACGAAATAGGACCCGAAGCCTGGCTTTGAAGCTGGTACCGAAACCTTCACGTTCCGCGGCGTTTGGGTTTTGTAGAGCTTTGAGGTCGAAATACCTGTTCCTGGTATCCCCGCGGTAACGCGCGCACCTTTTTTGCTGAGATTAGTCGTGAAGCCCTTTCCGCCTACCGAAGTGCTAAGTCCGGTTTTGCTGACATTCAGGCGGATGCCAGGAGCGATCTTGAACGATTTGCGGATGCGCAGTGCCATAGTTCATGTCCTTTGACTGGCCAATGTCAGCTGGCCATTATCATATTCTTTCCTTTGAGATCGGCAAGGCTGTCTGCTCATCCAGCGCTGGACAAACGATCAGTAACAGATCCGATACACGGCGTAGTAGCTTTTCGCCTCCAACGAACCGCCTCGGTCCGTTGGCTGCAAGCCCATGGACCGGGGCAATGTGACCTAGGAGGTCATTGTGAGTGATGTATCGGCTCCCGTGGGGTTGAAATTCGCCCCAATAAAATTTATGAACAACGCAGGCGAGGTCTCGCCACGCCCACCAGGCCGCCCGGTAATACTGGTTGTGTTACGGCATGATCCCAACCACCACACCAACTTGCGCGCACCTCAAGGCATTGAACCCGTGTACGCACTGCTCGATACAGGAGCGGACAGCTGTTATGCGCCACCTGATGTGATCAGCGCGATTGGCTGGCCGTACGTAGCTTCCGCCCTGACTCACGGCGCGACGGCGGGTGAAACCCAAGGAGGTTTGCACTTGGGTCATGTATTTTTTCCTGAGGCAGCCGTCCAAATAGAGACCGGTGTGTATTCGGCTTCGTTACGTAATAGTCCGGCAACTCAGCACTTTCTGATAGGCATGGATGTTATACAACATGGCGTGCTGATAATGGACTTCAAGAAGGATATTTACCGCCTCTATCTGGGCTGAGCGGCCTACTTGTCGTTATGCCTCTTATCGCCGTTTCTAGCAGCGCATCTCGATCCGATCGCTGCTCTGTAGAAATTTCGATCCTACTTCGCTCGGCGCCCAGCAAGCAGTGAAGAACGTGCGTCAGAAGATTTTCGATGCAGGTTAACCGCTTCTCAAGTTGCTCTACCTGCTGATGATTCATGGATGCTCCCGCGGCAGAGCCGCTCACTGTTTCGCGTCTTTGTGCCTGAGGGTCAGGCGTGTTGCTTCGGTCCAATACCCGCCGTACACATCACGTTTAGAGTCACGGCCGTACAGGTGATGCAGGATCGAACCCGGCACCGGATGATGATCCGGCTCGGTTTTGAGCATGCCATCCGCAAGGTAGATGCCTGCGTGATTCGGGACTGGCGAGCGAACCTGCATCAGGATCAAATCGCCTTGATGCAGGTCTGCCGGGCCGACCTGGACGAAGCCAGCACCTTCGAAGTTGTCGGTGTAAAGGTCCTTCCCTTCGTTCCACCACCCATCTTCGCGGTCGTATTCCGGCAGGGTGATGCCCATCTCGCGCTGGTAGTAATCGCGCACCAGTGAGTAGCAGTCGAGAACCCCGTGCCTGAATGGACGCCCAATCAGTGGCGCCTGATAGCCACTCGGCTCATGTATTAGATGGCTGACCGGCTCACCCCCACGCACTTCAACGATCAGCCAAGGCAGTCCAGTTCCTTCCATCGATACTCGATCTGCATGACTGAGCCGCGCTGACTGTCCGGGATGGCTGTGCACGATGGCGATGATCTCGCCCTGGTCTTCGGCAAGCGCCCATGATTCAGCGCTGATCTTGAAATCGTCTTCCGGCTTCTCGGCGGAGTTTGCGGTCGGGACATATTTGTTCGCCCTGCCGGAGCGAATGATTAATCCGCAACACTCTTGGGGAGACGAAGCCCGGGCGTGGTCATAGATCGCTTTGACGGTGTCCTTCGAAAGCCTCATCCACCACCTCAGTACCCTGCGCTCGGGTATGAGCCGTAGCGGAGCGGGTTGTTCGCGCCAAAGCGCAGCTTGCAGCCAAGGAGCGTGCCGGAGCACATGTCCTTGGCAGGGTCGTCAGTCGGAACGTCCTTGTCTGTGAAGTAGGCCGAACCTGTGTAGCCGCAGTAGGCGCCCCGGTATCCGCCGATCACCAACCACTGGCAGCAGTTGGCAACGATCTGGCGCCCTGGCAGCTTGCGATCGGTCGCAATCAGCGGAGACTTGAGAACGAACGTCGTGTTCGACGCGTCCGCCGCTTGCTTCTGATCGATGGTGTAGACGTCATCCGTGAAATGCTCGTCCGGATTCGCTTCAGGGTTTCCCTCTGGGAAGTTGACAGCATCGAGGTAGCGTCCCAGCGTCCGGTGGCGAACAACCTTCGCGTCGACCAGGTCCTGATACGTCGCACACAGTGCGGTGATGAATCCGGTGACGTTGCCTACGGCAAGTGTCGGGTTGCTCTGCTGCCCTTCCCCGGTCATGCCCATACCGTCGACCTTGATCGGCCACGGCGAGTACTCAACGCCCTGCCAAGTGATGGCGCCAAGCTTCGTGTAACCGTGGAAGTAGTAGATGTCGCCGGCGATCGCGCTCAGGTCCAGCTCGAACAGTTCAACGTACTGACCGGCCTCAAGCTTCTGGACATCTTCATAAATGCTCTCGGCCATCAGCTCACCTGGTAGGTCTGTTCGAACGTGGCAGTCAGCGACCACGCCTTGCCGCCCAGATCCGTAGGGGCAAAGGTGTCACAAGTGAAATAGAGGGGGCCGTCGAATGGCGTAGCCCAGATGAAAGCCTTGTATCCCTTCTGGCCGCGAAGAAATGCGAGAATCGCGGCGATCCGCGCCTTCTCGCCGGTAAACGTCAAGTTCCATGACTGGGTTTCGTTATTGATCCCGTCCGCCGCGCGCTGCTTGTAGCCTTGACCGAACTGGGCGGAACGGATGCGCTCCGTGAATGTGCCCGGCGCCGACTTGTTAGGGCGCCAGGTGAATGTGTCAGCCATTACGCCCTCCCATTGATGGCTTTACGAATATTCCCTTGCGGGCCAAGCGACTTCGCTTCCAGTTGCTTGTAGCGAGCCTCGACAAATCGCCCAATCTCGGCGCCGAACTGCTCCATGCCGGAGGTATTGCTGCTTACCTGAGACGTGCCATCGCCGCTGATTTGGATCGAGACCGCAATCGGCGAAGATCCGCCGGCACCAGCAGAAACCGAGGCCGCACCAGAGCCCAGCGGAGTGACGCTGCCTCCATTCGCTCCGGTCATCAGGTAGGACTTACCGCCCTGATTGAACAACTCAGGACCCACTTCATTGACCTGATACAGCGAGTTCGGCGCAACATTGCCGCCAGTGGCGCGACCGCCACCATAGGAAAGTCCAGAGGATGCCGAACCCAGGCTGTAGTCGAAGCCGGAACTTGCGCCAGAGCCAGTAGAAGCCCCGCCGGAGTATGAGCCTGCAGCCGTCGCACCGATTCCGAACAGGGTACTGAGCACCCCGGAAGTCGCCTGTCTTGTGGCGATTCGAGCAAGATCAGAAATGACCGATTTTGTGAAATCCGAAAACGACAGCTTGCCGGTGAGAGCGAAGTTCGCCACTGCATCTTCCATGTTGGAAAAGGCATTGGTGAACAGTGTTTTGGTTTGCCCGGCCACATCCTTGGCGCTGTCGAGGTAGTTTTCCCAAGCGGAGGTTGCTCCGTTAGTCCAGTCGCCCTGGGCGGTCTGCACATCCGCGTAGTTCTGCCGGATCTGGTCGGTTGCCTTTTTGTTGGCGTCGGCAAGAGCCTGGGACTTTTTGGCGAACTCCTCATCCGACATGTTCCGGGACGGGTCGGACTTCTGGTTTGCCAGGTCGAGCGCTTGCTGAGCAAACCGGTCTTGCTGGCTGTTCAGTTGGCCATCGAGTGCGTTCTGCCTGTCACCGCGGCCCACGCCCAGCACCGCGCGCTGCCCGGCAAGTTCAAGCGCCTTCTGTTGCTGATCCAGCGCCTGTACATACTGATCGATCGAGCGGGTCTGCTTGTCGATCCGGCCTGTTTCGTTGTTGGCCAGAACCTCCAGTTGGCTGTCAGCGTCTTTCTGCGCCTTGACCATACTCGAGTGCGCATCGGCAATCTTTTGGTCAAGCTGGATGCGCTGTTCGCCCGTGGTCGACGACTTGTCTCGCACCGCTTGCAGGGCGGCGATTTCAGCCTCGTAGGCTGCGGTGAGGTCGCCCTTCTCCTGCTCAACGATCGCGACGCGCTGGCTGCTGTACGACTCCGCCGAGACCAGCCCGGCCTTTTGCGCTGAGTCCAGCTCCTTTTCGAGGTTCTGGTAATAGCCTGTGATGGACTTGAGGTTGTTCTGAGCGTCGTTGAACCCGGTCAGGTTCAGTTGATTGGCCGGGCCTTTTGCGTCTTTGTTTTTGGTGTTTATGCCAGCCAGAAGTTTGTCATAGGCACCGCCGGAGAAAGCTTTGCCGTCGAAGTCCACGCCAGAAAGAAGCGGAGACTTTTGGCCCGTCTTCGCGGCGTCCTGATATAGCTGGGTGAATTGATCGTTAAGCTTCTTGATCGCGGCTTCGCGCTTCGCGAGCGGATTCACGTTATCAAGCTGACGATCCAGATCCCTCTGAACAGCGATCAACTCCTTGTTGGCAGCGTTTTCTTCTCCGGTGGCAGAAGCTGCGTCCTGGCTAGCCTTCTGCCTAGTCTTCAGGCTGGCAAGTTTCTTTTCCAGCGCCGCGGTTGAATCGTCGTTGTCGCCGTCATCCAGCCCGAGCGCACTGTTTAGGCTGCTCAAGCCGTTCGAGAGCGCGCCGGCCACGCCACCTGCCTTGCGAGTGTCCAGGACGCGCTGAACGATCTCGATCTGCTTGGCCAGATCAGGGAACACCTCGGATTTCACCGCCGCGTATGCGCGGGTGATGCTGTTCTTGATGTCGTCCCAACCAAGTTCTATGTCAGAGAGCGATGCACGGTATTGCTTCAGCCGCTCCTGAGCATTCTGGTTTAGATCCTCACTGAGGGCGTCCAGGGCCTTCTGAGCGTCGCCGTTATCCTCAACGGCCTTGATCGCTAGGTACTGGTCTGATGTGATCAAACCGTACTGCTCGCTGATTTTCGCAGCCGCTTCAGATGCAGAAGAGCCAAGACCAGCGAGAGAGGTCGCTACTTCGTTAGCGCCCTTGCCGGTCAGCGTTGAGATTGCCGCTGCGGCTGCTGTCAGGCTCAACAGTTGGCTCTGGGTCACCTTCCCGCTGCTGGCCAGAGCAAGCGCTGCATCCTTCGCGCCGGCGAAGTTGTGCGTGACGTCTCCAGCTTCCTTGGCGATCTGCTGGAGCTGTTGTGATGAGACCCCGGCAATGTTGCCACCAGCGAAAATCGCCTTGTTGAACGCAGACGACTCTCTCTCAGCATCGATAAATGCGTGAGCGATAGAACCAAGTACGGCGACCAAGGCGGCGGCCGGCAGAAGCATTTTGCCAAGCTGTATGGCGGAGGAGCCTGCGCCCGCACCTACCTGAGCGATAGCGCGAGCACCGCTGTTCAAGTCGCCCGTAGCGATTGCATTCGCGAGCTGACTAACGTTTTCCTGGGCTTGTCGGGTTCCAAGATTCAGCTTGTCGAAGGCTGATCCGTTACCGTTTAGCGTTTGGATCTTGGCATTGACCTTCCCAACCTCTGCTGTGTACTGCTCAAGGTCGATCTTTCCGGCCTTGAATCCTGCGCTGAGCGTCTTGAGATCGTCATTCAGATCAGCCTGCGCCTTCCTGGCTGGGTTGAGCTTGTTGAGGAGCTTATCCAGCCCCTCGGCCTGAACACCCGTGGCCGCCGCTGCATCCTTGGCTGCCTTGGCGCTGTTCTGCGTCGTGCCGACCAGCGCATCGGACTCGGCCTGCATGCGCTTCTGCAACGCGAGCAGGCTTGCCGTGGAATCGCGGCTGACATCCATCGCGCTGGCAGTGCTGGCCACGCTATTGGTCAGCCGCTGGTAGTACTCGCTGTTTTTGAGCGAGGTGTTCGCCGTCTCCAGCAAGCGCGCCTTGGCATCTGCTGTCGCCTGCGCGGCCCGGGTTTCGGCCTCGGCCAGTTTGTCAGCCGCATCGGCGGTCTTCTTGAAGCCGGTTGAGACACCATCCGCCGCTTTCTCGGCCTTCTCCCCCACATCGACCAACTTGTCGAGGTCAGTGGATGCCTTCGCAACGTCCGACGTGTCAATGCTGATGCCGAGCGATGCGATATCCATTGATTCACCTTGATATGCCGCTACGGGCCTGTGTCTCGGTTTTCAGCCATCACGGCCAAGGCTTCAGCCTCCATGACCCGAAGGTCTTGGAATACCTGCTTGGTTGTTTTCTTGGGGATGCCGACGAGCGACATGACAGCGGATACGACGGCATAATCCAGGCCGGTGGCGCCGCCCATGCCGGTGCGCCATTGCGTACCCATGGCCTCCATGACGCGGAATGCTGACCAGTTGTCCCGCAGCACCTCGACTTCCTCGTCGAGATCCATGGCGGAAAGGCCGAAGAGTGCAAGCTGTTCGGGCGGTGCCGCGGGCGAGTACAGCGCCTGCGCCACCTCTTTCAGTTTCCCAGTCGCGTCACAGCGAAGGCGTTCTGGTAGGCCGCGACGATGGCATCACCTGCTCCGGCCGACGTTTCAACCAGGGCGCGTATGCTCTCGGAGGACAGCTTGTCGTCGAATCCCCACCCCGCGACAAGCTCGCCAACCTGCTCGATCTGGCGCTCGATGTGCGAATCGGTGATGTCGATCAGAGTGATGTCGTCGCCCTTATCCTTCAGGCGCTGCTGCTCATCCTTGGCTGATTGCTGCCAGCCGGCGAACAGCGCGGCCAGTTCCTTCCGGTCGCGGTACTTGAACACGAACGGAACCTTGATCGTCTCGCCGCCCACGCGGGGGATCTCCACGTCCGCCTTGAACGTGGGATTCTGGGCAATTTTGAACTTCGACATACTGACTCCTTACGACAGGTAGCGAGTAGGCTCGGACTGCAGAGCCAGGCTGACAGTGCGCGTCAGGAGATTGCTGCGCGATACAGCGGGCTGCTTGGAGAACGACGTGTAAGCGCCGTACAGCAGCTGGTCGTTCCCGGGGAGGACGAGACGCGCGGCCTGGACTGCCTTGCCCGCATCGGCCTTCAAAAGAACGGCGTTGAATGGCTTGGCCGGATCGTCGGCAATGGTGAGAGTCATGCTGGCGGCAGACTTGTCAGTGGGGATCTGTTTGCCCTGATCGTCTTCCAGAAACACCACATCAAGGTAGTTCTGTTCGCCACCAGAAAAAGCCAAATCAGAGACCTGTGGGATCTGCACCCACGTCAGCACTTTTTTCATACTGCCCACGCCGCCGCCGGCAGGGAACAGGGTGACGTCGCTGGTATCGACCCCTTCCAGGGTGATCGCGGTTGCTGTCGCGGTCTTGACCCGTACGACCTTGTTATCCAGCTTGCTCCAGCCAGAACTGAGCAGGACGATGTCACCGACGGCCAGTGACGCACTGGTAACAGTTGCAACAGCTTCGGTGGCGTTCGACAAGGCACTGAAAGCCAAGACAGCGTCGTAGGTTGCGGCGTGCTGGAAGTAGCCACCGTTCGGAATTTTGTAGCCCATAGGGTTGTTTCCTCTTCACAGAAATGAAAAACCCCGCACTTGGCGAGGCTCAGGGTTTGCCCAATGGGCGGGTTAAAAGGTGTCGGCCCGGTACCGGAAAGATGTCGGTAGCGACGTGGTGGTATCACCTGCAATTGCTGCTGCAGTCGAAAGCGGAGTCATGACGAAAACAGGCAGGCCTGATTGCATGATCATCAGATTGTTCGAGAACAGCGCGCTGAGTTCGTCAGCGATTGCAGATGCTGCACCCCTGCCGCTGCCTGCGGCCGTGACGACGTTGATCTGGAACACGCCCTGATATAGTCGATGCACCCCTTCAAGGTCGGTGCTGTCGACGTTGGCTGGCAGCAGATAGGCTTGCAGGTACGTGCCACCACCAGTTGGCGGGGTGAACGAGACATCCTCGAATGCGATCGGCAGCTTCGGTGTTCTGGCATTGGCCCAGGTGTTGAGGCGGCTTTCAAATGCCGCGCGAATCAGCCTGTCGCTCATTTCTCAAGTCCCGAGACGGCATTGTTGATGTAGGTTTGGAATTCAGTGACTGAGACGCGGACCATTCCGGCCGGCGCCTGCTTCGACCAGGCCTCGTACTCGAGGCGCGGGCCGTACGGCAGATTGTTGATCAGCCAGATGGTGCCGACCTCGCTGCTGAAGGATTGAATGAGGGCAGAAGCGTCGCCCTTCGCTTCGGTACCTTGCGGGTCGATCAGGTCGAGCTGCCCCGTGACTGGAGAGTCGAAGCTGACCTGCCAATTGCCACGAAACCGGCCGCCGACGTAGCCCTTGCCGGAAACAAGCCCGTTGACGTTGAAGTTTTGAACTCGCTCGGCCTTGGTCAGCGGCTTGGCATACTTGATGCCCTTCTTGAGCTTCCCGGACTTGGTGAAATTGGATTCGGTCAGGTTGATGACCGTATTGCGTGCCGCGACCTTGAAGTCGTAGTCATCGGCCTCGCGGGTGTTCCTCTCGCGGTAGGCAAGGTTGGCTGCCCACAGCTCGGGATTGCCGACCGGCGACCGGTCAATGACCGAGTAGACCAAGTCGAGCGACACCTTCTTCACCACGGTCTCGGCGTTTGCCTTGGCCTTCTCTACGAATGCTTGGAGGTCAAGGCTGAAACTCATTTTCGGGCCTGCGCGCTGTAACCGACCGCCAGCCCTGCGTAATCCCAGGGATCGACGTTCTGGATGGTGTAGATGTCGCCATCGAAGAGGATGCTGTCCTGGCTCTCGGGCTTTGGCATATCCGAGCCGTTCAACAGCATCGGAGAAATCAGAATCTTGACGTCGCCCTGCTTGATACGGGTGCCGTCGATGTCGGACTGCTTGTAGTTCTCGCGAAAGCCCGAGCCCTCGAAGGCTTCAACAGTCGGAGTGCTGCCGCCGGTGCCTGGGTCGTATTCGCCCTGCGTGGTGCGCTTCAGGGTCAGCTCCAAGCCCTTGCCGCCGGCCGATCGCGGCGAGAGAAGGCGCATGGCTGATGCCTTGGCACGATCGTAGATATCAGTCATATTCCACCGCCAAAGACTTTAGGTTTTCCATATGCTTACCCGTGCCGATATGGCTAAACGAATAATCACAGCGCGCGTCGCGCTCCTGCTGCAGCAATCCCATACAGATGACATCTCTCGCCACGTCACAGCCCTACGCGATGCTCTCGTGCTCGCCTTCCAACGAGACGGTCAGTCGCGGTTTGCACTGCACTTTTCGAATATGCACGTCAAAATCGGAAAAAAGCTCTCCGACTTCGATTCAAACCTCATTTCGGACATTGAAGACTGGCTGCTGGCTGACGTGCCGGTAGCTAAATTCAAAGGGACGATCCTCGAGTATGCTCTCGGAGGTTAGCTCCGGGTCAGTCTGACCTGCCCCGAAGACTCCACCAGCCCCGCGAACTGCGCATACGACTGGCGGATCGCCGCGGGCTTGCTGGCCGAAGTCTTCGCCGCAGCGTAGGTGGTGCTCAGCGGGCCAACCGTCTCAGAGACGATCGCGCCGACCTTGGTGTCAGGGTTGACGAGGTCGTCAGCGTGGATCTCGGCGGCAAGCGCTAATTGCCCAGCCCTCACCTGCGGGGGAATGGTGCGGGAATCCAACTCCCACCCATTCCGGCGCACGTTATACCGTGGCCACGCTAGCGCCTGATCCCGGCTCAGTGCGCAACCCTTCCAAGGAATGGCGCCCATCTGTAGCGCGGCGCGACGAAGCAACGCCTCTTGCGCGGCCTCATCGGCTGGCACCATCTTTCCGAACTTTACGGCGTAATCAGCCAGCTCCGCAGCAGTGGCGAAGCTCTCGGCATCAGGCAGGCCCTTGCCCGTTTCGATAATCAAGGTCACAGCGAGCCTCCCTTCGTTTGTTTGGGTACCGCGCCACAGCGTGTGGCGCGCACTTGGTCACTCTGCCAGGCGCCAGCCCGCCCGGGTATAGTCGCCGGTCATTTCCGGGTGCACATCGGCGAAGGCCTGGCTTCCGTCTGGCTTGTCGTTGACCATCCGAACGGTTTCGACCGCAGGGTCAAGGCCCGGGGCAGGGGCAGGATTCTGAGGCACATTGCCGAATACCTGCGCATCGTGATCACCCGCAGGCAACTTCGGATCGATGACGTTCACTTCACCGGCCAACGTTTCATCTGCAGTGCGCTCGTCGATGGCCTTTTCTTCCTGGGCCCGAGCCAGGAGGTCATCGGCTTTTTGTGCTGCGTCATCCGCCTTGGCCTGCTCAGGTGACACGGTGGTAGCGTCGGCCTTCGCTTGCAGGTCGTCAGCAACCTGCTGAGCATCAGCGGCTTTCTGATCAGTAGTCTTCTTGGTCATTTTCATTTCCTCGAATGGTGTAACAGGTGGCAGCGAGTGAACCCGCTGCACACTCGATTGCGGCAAAGTTAACCGCGCAGAACCGCGATGTGATCTGGCTTGACGGCTTTCACACCCCAAGCCAGCGCGATCTCCCAGTAGATCTGGCGATACTGACGGTACTGAACCAGCTGGAAGTTCAAGCCCGACACCGGATCGGTGACAGTCATCACGTCGTCAGCGGCGTCGATGGCCTTACCGTCCAGCCCCACTGGCATAGCCGGCTGACGCGCGGCGAGAACCAATGCGGAGCGAGCAAACGCCACGCTTGGGCGATAGCTGTTGCCGACCGTAATCGCGGTGTTATCAGCGATGGGAGTCAGCAGGCCTGGGCCACCGATGGTGACAATGCCGCCCGAGAGTGCACCGGTCACCATGTAGACATTCGGATCGCCTGCAAAGGTGATGGCGTCGCCCGCCAGGATTGTGCCGGTGCCGGTGTCTACAGGAATCGACACAGAACCGATTACCAGACCGCCGCTGTTTACCAGCCAACCAGCGCCCGTGCCCTTGGTGATGGGCCTCAGCTGAGCCGACTGGCCGACGTCAAAACCTTCAACGCGTCCGATGATGCCCTGGCGGAGCAATTCATCAGTGCCCGCCTCGTTTGCCTTGAACAGCACCGACTGTTTGCCGCGGACGTTCGCAGCGGCTGCCGAGTTCAGCACCATCGCGAGGTTGGTGGTAGGCGCGCCGTTGTCTTCCAGGATCTGACGGGCCAGAGCGAAGTCACTCAGATCACCCGCCGTACCGAACGGCGTGGTGCCTGGGGTGCCGGTAGCACGGGACGCACCGCGCACCGCTGCGTTTGCCAGATCAGCGTCGACAGCATTGCCCAGCGTGCGGAACGCCTGAACGAACTGGTCGCGCATGATGGTGCTGGTGCCCGCACCCGCAGGGCCGTTCAGTCCTTTCTGCTCCTCGCCGTTCCAGCGGATCGGATACGACTTGCTGTTGGTGATGACGACCGGAATGTTGCTGATGACATGGTCACCAGCATTCGGCGCGGTCTGGCCGGGGGTGATGTCTTGCAGACCAACAGGCTGCACGACTGGGGAACGCACCTCCTGACCCACAGCCGCGGTTTCGGCGGTGGAGTCAAGGGTAGCGATTTTGGTAAAGCCGACCAGCTCGCGCGACACGATGTCGAGCGCTTCGTACAGCGGGCCAATAAGGCCAGTGAGGGTGTTTGACACGATGAAATCCTTCTTTGGATAGGGAAAGGTTTTGGTGGGCTATCCGGCCCGTGCTCCGATCCCCATCCGGGTTTCGGAAATTCAATGGCGCTGTCAGTCGGTGATGGTGACTTCGCCGGTGCTGACCTGCTTGCCGATGGCGGCTTGTTCAGCCGGGCTCATGGCGGTGAACTGTTGACGGCTGTAACTCTTGCCGCCCGTGTTTGGCTTCCCGCCATTGTTCGGAGCACCCCCGCCATTGCCGCCAGAGCTTTTCAGGATGTGGTCCTTGTAGGGGTAACGCTCGACGAGGGTTTCGAGAGCCTCATCGAAGTCAGCCAGCTCGCCTGGACGGGCGCGGCTGTAAATCTTGTTTCCATCCTCGCCGTACGCGACGACCTTGCCGTCTTCGACCTTGAAGGCCTTGCCAAAGGTGTTTTGCAACATGTCGGAAGGGACGGCGATTTTGTCGGCGACGAACTTCGAGCGTCCGAACGATCCACCGATCTTTTCTTGGTACAGGATGCCCGTGGTGGTGTCGCGCTCGGCAGTTACCGTCTTGACCTGCTCGGCCAGCGTGGTGACCTGCGCCTTGAACTTCTCTTCAGTCGCTGCGATGGCTGCGGCTTTGATTTCTTCGACCTTGCCAGCCTGGACCAGCTGCCCGGCATCGAGGTTGGCGACAGTGGCCAGCGCTGCGCGCGCCTTCTCACCATCCTCAATGCCATCAAAGAGCTTGAGCTTGCCCTCGGCAGTCTCCGCACGCTCGCGATGAGACTTGGCCTCACCGTTCAGGCGGGTGATGGTGTTCACGGTTGCGACCGCATCGAACGGGAGTTCTTTGCCGTCGTCGTGCACATACACCGGGCGGCCATCTTGAACAACTACGTGGCCTTGATCGTCGAGTTTGAGTTTCATGAGATCTCCGGGCGTCCGCCCAGTTATGAGCGGCATCCGCCGCGGTTCGCCCTGATTCATCCGAATCGCAGGCATAAAAAAGCCCCGGCGGATGCCAGGGCTCTCTGTATATCGATCTGTCTTACTCTTTACGAAGTCCGCCGTGAACAGAAACGGAATCTTCAATCTGCGTCGCCATCGACATGCTCATGTTAGCGAGCCCGCGAATCTCGTTGAAGCTATAGGCCTTGAGTTGATTCACTGTCAATATGCTTTCGGCTAAGAGGCACACTTTCGCCTGATTCGGAATCGGGAGCTCGCGCACGCTCATCTCTCCGTGCTCTTCCATGCGATCTGCTTGTTCACGCATGGCTGCCAACAACTCTTCAGCGTTTTGCCTGTTATCAACCTGGACCATGGCCTGGGTTCCGCTGGCGTCATGGCGTGTGATGATGTATCGCGTAACTTCTTTGATCTTGAATTCGGGTTTCATTCTTAGCTCCGACCTGCGCACAGGCTGAGTTGATCGTGATGTAGTTGCATCAGCAACAGCCTGATCATAGCTCAGTAGCTATAAGACCACTACCCTTTGACCATTCATCAAGCACCCTACACATAGCAACTGCTTCGTGCCGCCGGTGGGCTTGCCACTCTTCAGCATGACGCCGGTCTTGGTTTCAATGACTTCGCGACCCCCGCACCGATGGCACTGGATCATCGCGGGCGGCTTCGCCATCGCACGCACACGCTTGCGCACCTGCTCGACCGGTGTGTCCGGGGCGGGTGTGCCGTGAATGACGTGGAAGCGCGGTTTGTCGGTCATGCGGCCATTTTAGCGAATGTCTTCGCGTCCTGCTCCTTCAGTTGTTCTATGGTCAGCCACTCACCTGTCGGGCTGTAGAAGCTTTCCAGGCTTTTGCCGTCCTTGAGCATCTGGTAGCGGGCCGGTCCAAGCACTTCGATCTGCCGGGCCGCGGGCTGACGCTCCAGCCACTGGCTGTAATTCGTAGCCGCCGGGACGGCGCCGTCCATGCTCGCTCGCTGCTTGTCGGTCATCTCGTCAATTGGGATGCCGAACTCGCGCCACGATTTCGTTCGCGGCGAAGATGTGGAGCGGCAATTGAAGTGCAGTCGGCCAGGCCCCTGCAGCCATGGCACCTTGTGGCCAATCGGTTTGTGCGTGCCAACCTCGTAGGGAAGCTTGTCCCGAATCCGGCATGGCTCGCTGGTCTTTGTGTCCAGTGTGCTGGTCCAATCCTCTGCGGCGATCACATCTGAGTTCGCCTGATACAGGTTCTCGCGAGCGACCGCAGCGGTATGGCTGACGGCTGATCTGATGATCGTCGCCAGATCCTGCCGTGGACGCTCAAGGAAGCCGTCAGCGTACCCAGCAGCTCGGGTGCCACGCACGCTGCGAATGATCTGGTCCGTGGTCTTGCCTTCCAGATAGCCCGTGCGGACCGCATTGCGGACCTTCACCATCCGATCCGCCTCAATGGTCGATGACCAATCACGAAGCAGTCGGCCTTGGAACGGGCGGGCCATCGCCGCGGCATATACTTGGTGGGCACTGAGGCGTACCAGCGGGAAATGAATCAGCACCGGCTCGGGAATCGTCACATCCAACAGCTTTTGCTGCCACGACACTTCATATCCCGAAAGCTCCGTCAGATCAGCCTCAAGAGCTTGAGCCACCTGAGTGTAGGCAGCAGAGTTCACCTGCTTGACCTGATCCAGCAGGGCTTCAAGACGCTCGACAGTGAATGATTCAGCAGGCAATCGCTCAAGCGCCCTCCCCAGTTCCTCCACCAATTGCGAATCGGACCGGTTCAGCAGCGCGATGATGCGCCGGACCACGCCGGCCTTGTACTTCTCCAGAGAGACGGCGTGCGCCACGCTCTCATCGGCAAGCAGTTCATTGACGGTCGGCATCTACAGCGCTCCAAGTGCTGGTCCTTGGTCGGCAATCTTTTGCTTTTCCTCGTCCCAGATCAGGTCGGTCGAGACAACGCCTCGGCGCCGGTACTCAGCGAACAGTGTCTGGTCAGACAGCCGGCCCTGAGCTGCCATGTTCAGCAGTAAAGGCAATGTGGTTTCCGGCGCGAAGTCGACATCGAAGTTCCCGTTGACCTGAACATGCCCGCCGTCAGGCTGGCCGATATAGTCCGCGCAGAACTGCAACGCTTGATCGATTGCGTCCTCCAGTTGCTCGGCCATGGTTTGAAGCGGGCTCATCTCCTGAGCAGCCTCTTCCTCGGCCTGAGTCGCGGTCTTGGTCGCCTGCTTGTCCTTCTCCAGCAGCTTGGCGCCAGCCTGACGCATCTGGTCTTCAAGGTCGATCAGCGACGTTCGACCGGCGCCGATTGCCTGACCAGTGTGTTCCACCCACTTCATCTCACCGCCGGTTGGCAGCTTCGTGGCAGAGGCGGTGCCGACTTTCAGCTCCCAGGTTTCGTCATCAATCCCAGAGATTGCAAGCATCGGAACCCGCGCCACGTGCAGGATGTTGTCCTGATCGCTTTGTGACTGCCAATGCTTGACGTTGAGGTGGGCCAACTCAAGCAGCGGTGGAGAAGCCTTCATGTAGCCGGTGCGGTTGGTGTAATACGTAGCCAGCGGGATGACGAGTTGGGAGTTCGTGCCCTTGTCGTTCTGCTCCCAGCTTTCCTTGTCCCCGTTCTTGGCTTTGCGGTAGGTTGCCCAGCCACCAGGCACCAGCACGCGGATCTGCTCAATCAGCTTGGTGCCAAACTCGCCCTCATCCTCCTCGACCATCTCCATGTAGCGGAACTGGGTCAAGACATGCTGACCATTGTTCGTGGTGGAGCGCCACCCCAGTACTTGCTGAGGCCGGACCATGATGGCGTAAGGGCGAACCCCGGCGGCGATCTCTTGCGCCTTGGTGCGCACTGTTGGCGCTCCGTCCGCACCCACTGTCTTGGGGTAGTCGATCAGCACGTGGCACAAGCCATAGGCCAAAGCAGTGCTGAAGAAGGTCTGAGACCAGACCTGCAAGTTATTGCCCTGCTGGTCGAAATTCTCGGTGTAGGGCCTTAGCGCATCAGGAACGTCATCACCAAGAACAATTGGCTCGGCGAACACGCGCCCGGTGTTGTTCTTTACGGTTTCACTGTAGGCAGGCAACAGGGTCGACTGTTTCAGTCGCACCCTGTAATCACGATCCTCTTCTTTTGGCCATTTTGGCAGCAGCGCCTCGCCTGCCCGGCGCATCGCGCTGGTCCCCCTCATGAGCGGCTCGACGATGTCCCACTCTTCCCGCATGTCGTCCACGGCTTTGAGTGTTTTGCTTGGGTCATCGGACATATCAGATTCTCAGGGTCTCGGTAGAGGCAGTGCGCTTGATGCATGGCCATTCGACGTCGATGCAGTAACCGATCGCCGTCGTGATGTGCTGGTAGTCGTTTTTCTGATCCTCCTGGAAGCTTGATCCGGCTTGAAGCTGGACTGTGCTTAAGCCCTTGTGGCACCAGGAAGCGGTAACAGGATTTACAAACAGGCTGATATCGCCCGATGCGGTCAGGATCTTGGCCCGAACAGCGTTCTGACGATCCTTGATGGCCGGGTGGGCCGGCTTCACCTTTCTGGTGTACTGCCAGCCGTTCGCCTTCAGCACGCCCTCGATATCGGTGTAGTCCGATGCGTGGCCGTGCTTCTCTCCTGCCTTGCCCGCCGGGTCACCGTAAATGATGACGTGCTTGTTCTTGTGATCCTTGAACTTCTCCACGAACTCAACAGCCGACTGACGCGAGATAGCGCTGGTCAGGACGATCTCATCAAGCAGATAGAGGTCCTTTCCACCGTTGCGCCGGACACCAATGGCGGACGAAAGAGGCGTGAAGTTCTGGTCGTGCATCCACATCAGCTGTTCGTGTGGCTCAATCGTCGCTGTCGTGGTGTTGGCCTTGCTGTAGTCCTCGTAGATTCGGCCAGTCGCCGTCTCAAACGATGCTTCGAATTCTTGCTTGAACTGCTTGGCCGACATGGCGCGCTTCATGGCGTCCATCACATCGGGAGGCAGAATTTCAGCTGACTTCCAGTGAAACACCTGAAAGTTCGGGTCGTGCCCAGTCTCGGCCTGCATGCACAGGTCGTAGTAGTGGTTCAGGCCGTCTGGCACGCCCAGCAACCAGCACCAGGCGCGATAGTCGGGCATGGTCGGGTTAACGGTGTTCAGCGCGGGGAGAATGTTCGCCTCCCATGCATCCGACTTGATGTCGGCAAACTCGTCGATGCCACCGCCGGTCCAAGGGATACCCTCGATCCGTTGCGGCTTATCCAGACCGATGACGTGAACCTCGCTACCATTGTCCAGGTAGATGATCAGGTCGGACTCAGAGGGGCGCCGGCTGTGCATGCACGACAGGGTAAAGGCCTTCAGGTCATCCCAGAATATCTTCTTGGCCTGGGCGTGGGTCGGTGCCGCAGCGAAGTACATGCCCGCGTAGGCGCTGGCCTGCTTCACAAGAAAGCGCTTGAAGCGCTCGGTCTTTCCGCTACGGCGCCCAGCAGGCACTAACGGGAAACGAATTCCATTGCCGACAGCGGCGACAAGTGCCAATTGAACAGGGTGATCTTTCAGCGCGTACCAGCGAGACAGCTGGCGATCAAACAACAGGTTTCCGGTGCTGGCGATCATGACGGCAGCCTCGCGATCAGATCGGCCAGCAGCTGGGCGTTTGAGTTGCCGCCGCCCTTCTCGATCACCTTCAGTTCCGCTTTGCGCTTCTCAATCTCAAGACGTTTGATTTCTTCGTCCAGCGACTTATCTGGGTCTGTGCGTCGGTTGACGTACACGTCGCCACTCTCCTTGGCAGCCTGCTCGATGATCTGCACCGCCAGCGGAAGATTTCGCATCGTCTCGGCTTTGTCAGCCATCCGAGCAAGTGCACGAAGACGAAACGCACGATTGGCAATCGGCACCTCAGCGGCCTGTTCTCGAAACCGCTTGCGAGTGTCCTCGAACAACGTCTTCCACTTCACATGCAAATTGCGGCCAACATACTTCGTTGGGTCATACGCTTCGCACTGCTGGCGAGATACATCAAGGCCGAATTCAGCTTTGACGGATGCTACGACTTGAGATGGCGTGTCAAAGCAAGCGAGCGCCTGTACTACAAAGGCTTTCACCTCGTCTCTGAGTGCTGCCATAGGGGAACGTCCGTCAAAGTGCTGTCAAAGTCAGGCGGACTTGAGCAGACAGGTTCCGCAGGCCCTCGCAATGTTGATCTTTGCCACCTCTGGCGGCTGTTGTGCAGCGTCGACCATCTCCTGCACCTGCGCGCTCGCCCCATAGCGGCGGACGACACCGACGAACTCTTCGACATCGTGGCCCTGGAGTTTCAGCTTTGGCGCGCCGTCCTGCGTGAAGGCAGGCTGCCCGTATTTGTCAGTCGCTTGGGCCAGGTGATAAAGCTCATGCTCGATGAGAGCGCAGAACTCGGTGTCGGAGCAGGACGAGCAGTAGTCAGCAGCGAGAGTGATGATGAAGGTCGGCACACCGCCGAACCAATCGAACATCTGCTGCTCCATCCGAGCCTTCTGCCAACCCCCTGTGCGGAACGCAACTTGCTCGGCCTGGCCCAGCACCCGGCGACCCTGCTTCTCGAAGCTGGCTGATGCCCACATCACCGCGATATCTGCGTCGATCAGATGAGCGTGGTCTTCGTTATGGATGCTTCCGGAGTCTGCAAGGATTTCACCTTGAATCCATTCCCATACTTCAGGTGCAGGTGTCAGGCGAATGCCGAAGTCGGAGAGTTCAGACAGTTCAATCAACGACGAGGGCGGCACTAGTCTTTTCATCGCCGCCCCTTGGCTGCCAGCTAGTTACTCGTCCAGCCGAATCTGTAGGTAAGGTAGGCAATGAGCAAACCGATACCCAGGCTGACCAACGAAGCAGCTGTATGATTGATAAGGAACCCCAAAATCCTAGGCTTCCGACTGACCGGCGCTGGTCCAGTGATTGCCGACGAGCTGTGGGCCTCAATACGCTTCAGACCTTCACCAATTACAAGCGTTGACGAATCAGTGTGGCAGTCGGAGATTTTGATGTCCTCGGAGTCCTTCAGATCAAACATCGCCATGCGCAATCCTCCGCACAGCCATCGCCAGAGGCGTTACACAAGGCAGCCAACCTTCCTCGCTATGAGTAACGGATTTCGCGGTCAATCTTCTAATCCGCTCTCCCTTTACGGCTGTGCGCGTTGCCCTTAAATCGATGTCGTTCATCTTTATGTCGTCCGAATCATAGATCTCGAACGCGTTATCCATCCCATTCATCGAGATGTTATCAAGACGAACGTCCACGCAGTTACTCAACAAAATACCTGTGGCCATTATGCGCTACCATTCTTCAAGGGTGGCGTAACGATAGCACTAGCAGTTAGAGACAGCGAATGCTGCAAGTTTTAGGGTTCGAACCAGCCCGCACGTACTAGTATCCCGCTTCTTCGCCATCTCCACCGCCTCAGCAGCAGTGGCGCCCATGTCCGTCGCAGTCATGGCGTGATCGGAGCCACTGCCCAACACATATGGACGCTCAAGCCAAACCGGTGTTTTGCACAGTCCGTGCTCAGCGTTGTACGCGGCATAGACCAGGGTCTTGCCATCAAACACCAGGCCCGAGCACTCAACCGTTCCAGTAACTGGCTCACCGAACCAAGCGCCAATCAGTTTCGAGTAATCGCACACGTACCCGGTCAGGACGAACTTCACGCCTTCGCGCTCATGGCATTTGTCGTAGTCGTCGTAGGTAACCGAGTTGTTGCTGCAGATCAGGGAGTCATAGGCTATGACGCCGTCTTTGTAGGCAATGGTCGTCATGGGCTCAACCCAACAGCTGCTGTGTCTGCTTCAAAGCGTGAGCGTGTAGCACCGCGACTATGTAACCTTTTGGCAGTCCACCAGCCACTGCGGCGTTCAGCGCAGTCGTGATTGCTCGGTCGAGATGGCCGACCTCGGCATTAATATCCACAGCAGGCGGCGCTTCCTGGAATGGCGGCGGCAACTGCTCTTTAGGTTTTCTGGGCATGGCTTGCTCCGGAATATCCCGCGCCACAAAAGGGGCGCATCTTAATTTGTGGCGCGGATCAGCGCGGCCGGCGGCGACGATCTACCTGACCAGGCTGCGCACCAAAGCGCGGATCACGTAGGCAATGCTCGCAGTTCAGCTTCGAGCAGATCCATTTCTTCACCGCAGGCCAGTAGGTGACCATGAACATGTGGCGTACTCCAGCCAGACATAGGGATGCGTGAAGCGTCAGCCCGGCATTGGTCGGGCCGAAGAAAAGTGTCTGGTTTCGCGTCATCACAACGAAACCACTGATGGCGATCGCCGAATAGATCAGCTTGCCGACGATCCCGTCGCGGACCTTTCCGCTCAGCACGCACCAGGTAGCCCACAGCCCGATCAGGCCGCAGGCAATGGAGTTGATCAATTCAAGGTTCATGGTGGATTGCCTCCCCCGAACCGCTGGCGAATGAGTGCCCAGAGGTCAGCGGCTTTAATGGCCCGGGTGATCGCTGCGATGAGCGACCCCCCGAAGGTACCTAGCAGGAAGCCAACACCCGCCACACTCCGGGGTTCAACTACTCCGAGATAGGCGCTGATCAGTCCTGTCAGGTAATGGGCGCTTACAGCGCCGGAGAAAATGAAGATCGCCCAGGCCTTTCGGTCTACCAGGTCATCTCGATGCCAGAAGCTCGCGGCGATGGCGCCAAGCAATCCAGCAAATGCCCAGTCCAGTTTATCGAACAGGCGCTGTAGAAAGTCCATGCGCTCGACTCCGTACTGGGCATGAAAAATAGGCCTCGGTGTATACCGAGGCTCACAAGCATTGCAGTTCAACTTTGTAATACGGAATCTCAACGGCCAAGGCCACAGTTGCTCATCATGGCCGTCTTCACTCTGGGAAGTCAGCCGCAGTTAAAATGTGTAAATAACGTGGCTATAGAACGTATCAAGTTCGTCTTTAGTGTGGTCAGGGTAATAAACAGGGCGTGCTTTAACCACTGGCGTATATCCAAATCGAGCCCAAACAACCTTGTGGACCACGATGGAAAAGCTACCGTTTGCCTGGATGCGTGCATGAGCGCCAGGGAAGGCGGTAGTGCCGGTGTACCAGAGGGGCTTCATGTTGCCGTCGTAGATCACGAAGTTGCCATCTTCCTGCATTGCAGCAAGGGCTCCGCCCTGAGTGTAGCTAGCCCATACAACGGAGTTGTTTGGGCCGTAGAGAACCAAGTTCCCATCGGTTTGGAAAACGAACAAATAGGAGCCGATCTTAATCTGCTGGCCTGGAGTTAGGCTTGTGCCGGGCGGAATGATGGCGGCTTCGATGTCGGGCGTAACGGGGATTGATTTGTTCGTCGCCCAGACAGGAATCGCATCAATAGTGACGAGGTTCCCGTCGTCTTGGAGCTGGGTGAAGGTGCGTACCGCCGCCGCGGCACCGTTGCCATCCAGTGGTGTGCTGGTAGTCGCACCCCAAAGCCGACCGCGCTCGCGATCCATCAGCGACAAACTGCCGTTCATATAGACGCGACTATACTCCCCTGCGTAATAAACCTGAGGGTAGACCTGCGTAGAATAAGGTGTCGCCCAGTAAGCTGACCAGACCGCAATATCACCATCGAATAGAACCAGATCGGTATCTTCTTGCTTGAAAAGAAGCTTCCAGCGCTTGTTAGGCGACTGGAGGTACTGTCCCAGTCTAATTTCCGTTTGAGGTAGCAGGACTGAGATGCCGTTCTGAGCAATTGGTGGGTAGATCGTCAGAGCCATTTCGATACCTATTGAGTCGAATGATTTTGAGCGGAGGATTCCGCTTTCATGTCGCTCACAGGCGATAGCTCGGGGCTCGTGGCCCTCACATGATTCAACGTTCCGCACCGGGAACATTTGATCTGGAGCTCCGTCATCCCACCTATACGGGCGAGAAGTCTTTTGCACTTTCCACATCTGCAATCTTTCAACATCTGCAAAGCCTTATGGTTTTCTGCTAGGCTCCGCCCCGCTCGCGCGAGCAGTGAGGGCCTTGGCTGGCTTGCAGGTACTGTCTGCGATCTGGCGACTCCCTTGGGTGTTACAGCACCCTCTGGAGTCGCCCTCTCTTTTTTCCACGCGGAATACGAACCACACGCTGGCCGCCTGAGCGAAATAAAACAGGCAGGACAGCGCGGCGGCAAGGAGTGGTGTCGATGAGAAATCTGGTAATTGTCCTGGCGTTGTTGGCCCCCGTCGTCGCGGTGGCGGCAGACAGTCCGCAGGTACAAGAAATGAGGCAGAAATGCGAAAAAGAGCGCGCCTCAATGTTTCGCGACAATAACGGAACGCCGACTTGCGATCGACTGGATAAGATGTCCAACGACTACGACAGGCACACAGTTGAAATTACTGACGACCTTCGCGCGAAATGCGACAAAGAACAGACCTCGATGTTTCGAGGCAACAGCGGGACACCCTCCTGCACTCGCTTGAACGAGAAGCTTCAGGACAGGAATGGAGTGCCATTGGGAAATGGGCTTCGGTATAGCAAGGAACGCGGGAAGAACTGCTACTTCAACGATGCTGGCCAGATTCAATCCTGCCCATAAAAAACCCGACTCTAAGGCCGGGTTCTTACATCAAGTTGCCGTAGGCAAAATACTCAATATAGCGAAATGATGCCCTCAGCCGCACGGGAAGTCAAGCGGCCTCCTTCATCTGATAAATCACCGCTCCAACCGGGCTCAAAGCCATGCGATCCAGGTCCTCGCAGCAATCGAACGTGAGCCTAACCATGCACTCCCAGTCGCGATCCCAGTTGCAGGATTCCAGACGCACGCCATACTCGGCCATCAGCCACGAGCGAAACCCTTCCGGCTTGATTAATGGGTCCTCATTGGAGGATTGCCCGCCTTGGTGCATGTACCGATAGCGGCGCATCACACCTTTGACCACGTACTCGAGCTTCTCCCGCTTGCCCGCTGTCATGCGTTTGGACTTGGAGACGACCATGCCGAAAACCACTTCCTCCGCTGCCTCGCGGATATCGTCGCTGCGGTGCGCGGCGTACATGTACTCGCCGAACACGCGCACCTGAGGGTGAAGCCTGGCAATGGTCGACTGAATGTGACCGGCAAGCGCGCTGTGCACGGCGTGGTTCGCGGTCGGCCCGCGCTCGGTGGCTTGGACCACCACACCCAACTGAACGACGTCCGAACTTTGGCCCGGCGCCGGGTTGTAGGTG